CTCACGGGATAGAGACCCGCTCTCTGTTCTAATAGCCAAAAGTCCTGGAACATTTCCAAGAGTTCTGCACTTGGCATTGCCAAGAGTATCGGAGTGGCTGACACCCAAAAGTGGTAATACACTAATGAGGACTGTCGCTCCCATCACTATCAGAGCTCTCCCAATATGGTTCATATTCCGTCATTGACGGACCAAGTCGAAGCATTCTACCCTCATAATATGATTGTGGAATGAAAAGACTTGCTGAATTGAAACCAGTCCCGAGTTGTTCATAAAGTGTAGATCTTCGAATCAGAATCTGATCCGATTGACCCAATGGGTCAATTGTATCTATATCACTCCATGGAACCAGATCAATGATCTGTTTGTTTCTCTTATAACGAGATCCAAGTTCCCTCAGGATTTGTCTTGCTCGTGAATGTCTGCGTACTACAGAGGTCCTTGACCCGAGGTACACAGCTGCATAAGCTGACTCTTTCGTCCCCTGGACCTGAAAGGGTTCGCTTATGTCCACGAATTGTTTATATAACTCCCGAGTCACTCGTTTTGCCGACGACATTGTCGCCGATCCAATATCGAGTTCGTCTCTGAGTAGCTGGAATGCTTGCATTCTGGTCAGACCAGCAAAGTTATCAGGGTCTTCCCTTCTAACTTTGACAAGTATTCCACGCTGCCACTCTACAACCGTCTTCGGTTGAGGGAGTATTCTTTTATAAGTGGAAAGATAGTATGTCTTAACTCTGTTAAGCGTATACTGATGTTGAGTCCAGTCGTAGGACGACGGAACTCCTAGGCCACCAAGGTTACGCGGTGCGTACGTCAGTGGATCTTTCGCAACTTTCTTTTCGAAGAAGGATGGCATTCCCATTCGCAATGCGACTGGGATGAAATTTGCCAGAAATTCCTTGAGGTCCGGATTAGTAATATAACTAAACTGTCTCTCAAGTTCCTTCGCCTTTCCGATTAAAGTATCGGGTTGTTCAAACGCGGCATGGCCGCCTTCTTTCCTAAATTGGTTAAGAAGTCTGATTCTAATAGAATCGTGTTTGATCGACCTTTTAAATCTAGGATGATACCCGAAATCTTGGCAGTAATGTACATATTTCCTTGAAATTCTGTACTTCTCCCAATTGATTTCTGGACCCATTGATTCAATGAATCGTGGTATCGCCATACAGATATGCTTGGTAGCGACCGCAGTGTGGTCGTCACCGGCACATGCAAAAGTTTCGACGCCGAACCCGGCGCGTCTAGATGTCACTCTTCTATAGAATTGCATATAGTCGCACTGGGCCATGTTAGGCACTCTGTTCATTGAACAGTACCACCCTGACATGGAGTAGGTTGTTAAGATGACTTTGGTGATAGGATCACCCATCATCACACCTCTTTCGGTCCTAAATTGTATTGCGCCCCCAAGGTCTATGACATTGTCACATCCCTTGACAAACCTCTTTCTGTTTCTCCTACTAACCTTGTTGTAGGATACCAGTCGAGGTGAGCAACATAAAGCAATTGCTGACTTTAGATACTCAGTGAGTTCAGGTGTCAGCATCAAGTTGTCAATCACTCCTGACATCAACTCTATCGAAATAGCATGGCTAATTCGATCAGTTGCTGCAGTGAGATCGGAGGAAGAAATGAACTCAGGTAGTTCTTTCTCTTCGCGATCTCGAAAGTGTTGATCGTAACTCGCTCCGAAGCGATACAAGTTATCAGCCTCGGCGAGCCCAACTCGGGCCCCTGGTAACAGTTCAATGAACTGTTTTAGTATGTGCATGGCCGGTACCATATATAGGTACGCCCATGTTTCACCAGAGGTTAATGGTCTAATCTTGGAACCAGGTTCCGAGATGATAACCAATTTCCCTTGTAAAATCCTATCCTGGGTTTTGTACTCTACGTATTTATACGTTGCCCACATTGTGAGCAGGGCTCCTAGCCTAGAGTCAATACCCATATGGAACTCCTGTTCAAGCCCACCTATATTATAGGTTTGCGAAAACGTTGTTCCTAGGATCGGTTCTTCTAGATAAGCACATCTCCAGATTTCTTCGCCGGCAAACTTCTCATCACAGATGAGATTGTTATACTGGTCTCGACAATCTGGGTAGACTTCTGCTACTGCCTTGTGGATGAATTCAATGAATTCTGATCCTGGCAGGAAGATGTGCCATTTGCCTAGATCTTCTCTAGACGCCTCCCAACAGCTGCCATTTGTCAATGACAAATGAGTTAATTGCGGTACGGGTTTCCCCTTCGCAATTTCCTGTTTGATGTAGTACGATAGGATCGCACCAACATTATATGCACCTGTTGAAGGTCGGTGATCTTCTAAGGTCAGACCATTGATATAATCAATGGTTTTGTTAATCGAGTTCTTCTTCCCAGGGGGAGGAAGAAAACGAGACTGACCGAGGATTGATAACACCCATAGTTCCTCGTCATTCGCAAACCTATCAGGGATAGGTCTACGTTTGAGTGTTCTCATAGTAAGGTCCAGGAAATTTACCTGGTCCTTGTCTGTGAGATCACGAACCATAGGCGTATTTAGTACTTCGCTCTCCATAATCGTATTCTGGTAAGCATTGCTTACAGCTTTATACAAAATGGAGAACTCATCACAGCCGTGCTGTATGAGATAGCGAAATACAAATAGCTTTAGCAAGCCGAAGGTCTGGATATCTGGGTCACCTTGTGACGCAATCCAGATCATTGCCTTGAAACTTTGCAAAGTAACGTATACTTTGGAGCTTCTGTCTGTAAGGAAGTTGAGGACACGGTCCTTAACTTTTGGAGTCGCAGGTCTGACAATGTCAGACTTACGGACAACCTTCCAAACAGCGGCAGGTTCTGCCTTCGACAGTTTGGTGGTCTTACCACCTAATTTGATGGAGAGCATTCTGGGTGGGACAATGACGTCAATGACGTCACTGTTCCCGAACGGTCTGTCCACCACCATGAGTCGAAGCGACTTAACCTCCTCGTTAATAACGAGCAAATCGAGCGCTTGACTATGTTCCATGGCGCGGCACAGCCG